GACACGTTCTTATATTGACGAGTCTATCTCTTACGAGGGATATCCACAAAACGCTGAGAAAGTAAATGGTCGTTGGGCGATGATTGGTTTTGTTGCACTTATCGGTGCATACGCAACCACAGGACAAGTTATTCCAGGTATTTTCTAATGGATCATTCACATCCATATTGGAAATACGCAGAGAAGGTTAATGGCCGTCTCGCAATGCTCGGTTTAATAATCGGCACAGTTAACTACGGACTATTCGGTTCGATAGCACCAGGTTTCTTTTAAAATGAAACTGATTTCACAATTCACAATTACAAAAAGGTACAAACTCATGACACCAGAAGCAGAAAGATTTAACGGTTGGGCAGCAATGCTTGGATTCGTAGCAGCAGTAGGTGCTTACGCAACAACAGGAAACATCATCCCAGGTATTTTCTAATGTCAAACAAAGACATCTTCTTTAAAGCACAAGGTCGTGCAGCAATGATGGGATTCATTTTCTTAACTGGATCTTACATCTTAACAGGTCAACTCATTCCAGGTTTCGTATAATGTTTGGAACAAGAGCACAAGACGTAGAGAACGTCTCACAACAGGTTAGAAAGCAACCTGAGAAGGAAAAGGTTGTAGCAGAACGTGTCAACGGTCAGGCAGCAATTCTAGGATGTGTAGCACTCATTGGTGCATACGCAACAACAGGTCAAATTATTCCTGGTATATTCTAATGATTAAAAGAGTAAAGAGTGTCAGACCATTTTTATATTTTCTCACCCTTTACTTTGTGGTGGGGTCCTGCGTATCAGGAACTTGGGTCTAAATTTTTTTTCACTCAAAACTTTACAAAACTAAATAATTATTCGTAAACGTTTACAATAGGTGTATGATAGAACTTCAACTAGTAGCAAATTCATTTCCAGTGTGGAAAGCAGTGCTCTGGGTTTTTTACCCAATGACAGTGCTTGTTGCTCTAGAGGTGTTCTTAAATTCAGTTAATGATGATGATGACGATGATGGAGGTGGCGGAGTAATGCAACCTGTATACTCAGGTGCAAGTGCTTGACAGAGAGTAAAAATACCTATATAATATTAATAAGTATTTTTACCTATCATGTATCAAACAATTTTTATCTCTGGCATCGCTGCATATATTTTTCTTAACGATTCAATCCTACAATACGTTTATTCTTAAACACAAATAGCTGAGGAGCACAAGCATAAATGACTCAATTTTTATTAAAGAACGCAGGTTACATGTCTGTGTTTGAATTTATATTTTTCGTTGTAGTCGGTGTGACTGCAGGTTCATTGGGAATGATCTAATGACTTATCATGATGTTATGGAAGTATACAAACGTCCAATGTCGGTCAAGTATATTCCTTGGTTTTATACAGGTTCAATAATAATAATACCTTTAAGCATAGCAGGTTTAACATGATTCCTTTATTATTAACA